ACAGTCTTTAACAGTACATAAAAAAACTGTAACAGACTTTAACAGCCTGTTACAGCTCTGTTACAATCTTTCTTTGATTAGACTGTTGTAGTAGTTATACTTTTCAGTTGTTAAAAGTTCTTTAACATACTTTCTATGCTCTATAAACTCCTTTACTTCCTCCTTTGTTATCTTTGGTGAGTTCTTTAAAACATCTGCCTGATGTTGTAGCAGACGTAAGTGTTGATAAAGATTTTTTGACACGTTCATTGTTTACTCCTTTCATATTTTGTCCATACTTGTCAGTGCTGAACAGTTGTTTAAACCCTTTGTCAACTTTTGGCAATGAACTTGTATCACTCCATTCACGCCTGTTAAAGCTGTCCTCAAGTTCTTGCATACCCTCTAAATACCTCTTATACAAGGGCTTTGCAATCCTGTTGGCAGTGCGAGCACGTCTTAAATTGGTGTTAAATACTACCATCGTTTGCTTCCTTTCTGTTAGTGAGTTTATACAAGCCTTGTTTAGTCTGTTGGGTTTGTTAGAGGTTGTAAGCTTCTTTTATAGCCTGCAACAGGTTTTCATTAGTGCTGTTTAGCTCTGTGAAGTGCTTTTCAGCATAATTCTTATACAAGCTGATGACAGACTTTTTGAAGGCGTCGTCATCAAACACTTTTTCTTTCTTTGTTTTATCATCATCTTCATACCAAAGCTGCCCCGCAAAGTTTTCTTTGAACTTCAAGGTATACTTCTTTGAAGAGTCTTTAAGAGTGTACTCATCTGTTTCAAAGTGTAACAAGTCACTATACACTTTGGTGATATTGGTGTACTTAAACAGCCAATTCCGCCAACTTGTAACATCGCTTGACAACACCTCAATTATAGCTTTAAAAGGGGTGGTGTTAAATGTTAATGAGTTGTTATACTCCTTTACAAACAATACACTAGCTTCTTGAATTGCTTGGCGGTAAGCTTGTTTACCACTTTTAGCATTTGCAATAAGTTGATTAATTGTATCCAAAGTTGTTTTCGTCTGTTTAGTCATTGTCATATCCTTTCATAAAGTTGTGGATAGACTAAACAAGGCTTGTATAAACTCACCTACACAACGCTTATTACGTATTTTAAATCACGTTGCTATCAATCCAGCATCACAGGACACCGACTGGACACGATACTTTTTTAAAGCCGTTAGAACTACTTGTTAACATACAAGCCAAGCTTTACAAGGTTTGTAGCGTGCGTACACGCCTTGTCAACGTTCGTTTATAGTTGATTTTAACCTTCTTTAAATCAATAAAGGTATTTAGCATTTAACAGGTTTATACGATAGCACCAAGCCGCCGCCGCCTGTTTAAAGCCCCGTTAAAAAACGGAATAGCATTCATAAAGGATAGCCAGAATAATTGTAAACACTTGCTATCGTGTTTATAAGTGCATATTAGAAGGTTTGTAAAATTGATACAATGAAAAAATTTGAAAAAATTGCATAAAAAAGACTTGACAATTTTATGTTATTGATTTTTCACGATTCTTTTTTTGAGTGTTCTAATTTTGTTCTATTTTTTAGTAAAGTTATCAACAACCTTCACAAGCCCGCCGCCGGTTGTCAATGGACTGTTAACAGATACCACCAACCGACACCGGCAATTTTGTCAATTTTGTCCAAAATACCTTGTCAAGTCTTTTTTTAAGTTATCCACAACCTGTTAAAAGTACTATAATGTTGTCAAGTATTTTTTTAAGTTATCCACAACTTTTTTAAACTGGACAAATTGACAAAAGTTTTGTCTAACGCTTGACAGAACTTTGGACAAAATGACAAAACTGGACAATGGACTGGACAAAATTGACACAAGCTGGACACATTTTGTACAAATTTTGTCAAGACTGGTCAAGGGTGGTCAGGGGGGGACGGGTGTTGACAGCGCTGCTTCATATTATGGTAAAAAAATTTCTACCAAAAATTCACCAATTTGAATAAAACCCTTGACAACCTGCCACCAACTGTGTATAATATCTGCAAAAGAACTGAAACGGAGTTTAACAATGGATTTAAAATGGAACGACACCACTCACAAACGTGGTAAGAAGAAACCACTTGGTGCAGCATTTGTAGAATACTCTTACGGCTGTAGCATTAAACCAGTATTTACCATAGCTGAAGAAGATCATGACGGCTATTTAAGCTTTCCAAAGCTGTTTCTAGCTCACTACAAAGACCCAACAGAGATGTCATTCGTTAACGATGTCTTCAATGGTGACTTAAAATACTGGAATCAGTTTAAATCTGCCAACAATGTTGAGAAACTGTACAAAGAATTACGTGAGAAAGCTGACTTAATGCTGCAATCAGAAGCTATGAACAAGATTGTTTCCATTGCTTTTGACGATAACAACAAAAATAACTTAGCAGCTCTTAAATATCTGGTGGATGATAAGAAAAAGAAAGAGAAAAAGGTTGTTGGAAGACCTAAAAAGGTTGAAGAAGTTGAAGAAATAGACAATGCAGAGCTGTTAGAAGACATTAAAAGGCTGAAGGAAGGCAAATGAGTGAAGACGTTATAAAAGAAATACGTCATCTTGCAGAAAAAGACTTCATCAGCTTTGTAAAACTGGTGGCACCTTATAACGTAATGGGTTCATGTCATGAAGATCTCTGCAAGTTTATGACAAAGCCTAGAAGCAAACCGTACAAGCTTATTCTCTACCCTCGTGCACACCGTAAAAGCTTCTATGCAGGTATGTACGCAGCTTGGAGAATTGTTAAAAACCCTGCCATTGCTATTGTGTACTTATCAGCTACATCAGACTTGGCAGATGCACAGTTAAGATTGATTAAATCTGTACTAGAATCACCAATAGTTAGAAGATACTGGCCCGATTTGGTACTAGCTGATGAAGGAAAGCGAGAGAAGTGGACATCAACTGAGATATGTGTAGACAGTCCTATAAGAAAGAAAGAAGGTACTAGAGATAGTACAGTTAAATCTGGTGGTCTTACTACTAACATTACTGGTGCACACGCTGACCTGATTGTATTAGACGATATTGTAGTTCCTAAAAACAATACTGAAGAAGGACGTAGACAAGTTATTTCACAGTACTCACAACTACAGTCTATTTTAAACCCTGGTGGTATGATAATAGCTGTTGGAACCCGTTACCACCCTAAAGATATCTATGACACCATGCAGGGTACTATGGAAGAGATATATGATGATGACGGGAATATTATTGGTAAAGAACCTCAATGGGACGTGCTCCAGAAATCTGTAGAAGAGAATGGGGAGTTCCTTTGGAACAGAACTAAAAGAAAAGATGGCAAGTACTATGGCTTTGACTTCAAAGAACTGTCACGAATTAAGGCAGGTTATGTAGATAAGTCGCAGTTCTATGCCCAATATTATAATGATCCTAACGATTCTGGTAACAGTCCCATAACTCCTGACATGTTTACCTACTACAATCGTGACCACCTTTACACAAAGGCTGGTGTATATTATTTAAAAGATAGACCACTAAACATTTATGCAGCTGTTGACTTTGCTTATGCCATGAATGCACGAGCTGATAGCAGTGCCATAGTTGTTGTAGGGGTTGATTCAGATAATAACAGATATGTTATTGATATTGATAGATTCAAGACAGACCGTATACAAGATTACTACGCTCACATCATAGGACTTCATAATAAATATAATCTTAAAAAACTCCGTGCAGAAGTCAGTGTTGCTCAGCAAGTAATTGTTACAGCTCTTAAAGACAAATTGGCAGAGAACTCTATTAGGCTTGTGATAGAGGACTACAGGCCTACAACAAAAAAGGAAGAGCGTGTATCGGCTGTCTTGAGACCTTTATACGAGGATCACAAAATCATTCACTACCGTGGTGGTAACTGTGAAATACTTGAAGAAGAATTGAAACAAATTAAGCCAGCACATGATGACATAAAGAATGCTTTGGCAGATGCTATATCAATAGCTGTAGCACCTAAGAAGAGTGGCTTTGTGAAGTCTGTTGCAGCTCCTAAACCATTATCCAGATTTGGAGGAATTTAATGCCAAACACTTTAGAAATAAAAGTTTTACAAGAACCTGATGGACTTGCAACAGCTATTGCAGATAGATTCACAGCATGGGAAAACTCTCGTGCCAAGTGGTACAACAATGCACAAGAAACTCTGCAGAACCTGTATGCAACTTCAACAAATGAAATCACTAATCAGTCACATACATGGGACAATAGCACACACATTCCAAAGCTGACACAGATCCGTGACATGCTGATAACATACTACTTAGATGCTATGTTCAACTTACCAGACTTTGTAGACTGGGAATCATACGATGACACTACTACATCTTTTGAAGTAAAGAATACATTGAAGTCTATTGCCAAGCAGATGCTGCATGACTCAGACTTTAAACCAACTATTAGACAGATTGTTGAAGACTATGTAGACTTTGGTAATGCATTTGCAACAGCTGTACCATATAATAAAACCTTAAGAGGTTCTCTGGTGTATGAAGGTCCTAAAGCAGTTCGTATCAATCCTATGGACATCTTCTTTGACCCATTGGCAACAAGTTTTGAGAATGCACCAAAGATCATCAGATCAGTTATGACAGTTGGTGAATTGATGCAATCGGCTGATGCATTTACAGACGACACCAACCTCTATAAGAAAGCTGTAGCAAAGGCTTTGAAGAAACGTCACACAATCTACAACGCTATCTCAGCAAATAAGAAAGATGCTATCATTGATGACATGTGTCATATTGCAGGTTGTGACAGTTGGTCAACATACTACAACACTGATGTAGTAGAGTTGCTAACATTCTATGGTGATCTGTACGATGTAGAAAACAACAAGCTGTACAAGAGTTCCAGAATAGTTGTTATGGATAGATCAACAGTTCTTCTCAACGACACCATCACTGACTATGGTTTTGGTTGCAATATCTTTAAAGCTGGTTGGAGAGATCGTAAAGATAACTTGTGGAGTATGTCACCACTTGATAACATCAAGGGTATGCAGTTTATGATAGACTTCTTAGAGAACAAGAGAGCAGATGTATTCAACTTCATCAGCAATCCTATAATGGTGTCTAAAGGTGATGTAGAGATGCCTGAGTACTTGTTTCCAGGTTGTCACATTGGTGTAGACGTAGATGGTGAAGTAGCTTTCATTAAGCCTGATGCAACAGCATTACAAGCTGATATGTATATTGACAGATACTTGAACCAGATGGAAGAAATGGCAGGTATGCCTAAAGAAGCCATGGGCTTTAGAACACCTGGTGAAAAGACTGCATTCGAAGTGTCTCAGCTTAACACAGCTGCATCAAGACTCTTTAATGAGAAAGTTCACAAGTTTGAATTAGAGATTCTAGAACCACTACTTACATTGATGATGAGAATATACTTGTCCAATCCTGCAAGAACTGTAAAGATTAAAACAGTTGATGAAAATGGTACAGTATTCTTCCAAGATGTTGACTTAGATACTTTAAAGGGTGAAGGTAAGTTTGTGGCAACTGGATCTAGTACTTACACAGAGAAGGCTCAGATTGCACAGACATTGATGCAGTTATCTAACACAGCATTGTACCAAGATCCACTGGTGTCAAACTGGATCAATCCTAAGATAGTGGCACAAGCTTTAATATACTCTACAGGTCTGGATAGATTTAATCAGATACTGAAACAGAATGCTAGAGTATTTGAAGAGCTGGAGATGAAGACAGCAGCTGAATACGCTAATCAACAATTTGATCAAACACAAGCACAAGGAATAATCAATGCTCAACAAGGTGGTATGTAGAGTAGACAAGAGTGAGAAAGAATACTACAAGAAACTTATAAAAGATTCTCAACCACTCTTAGAAAAACTTATAGATATGTTAAAGGAGGAGATAAAAGATCTTGACATTATTAATGATGAAGATTTTGATAATCCTTCTTGGGCTCTAAAACAAGCTTATAAAGTAGGCTATAAAAAGGGCTTGACAAGACTAATCGAGTATGGTATACTTGGTAACGATTAAAAATAAATATATTTACGGAGATTATATATGACTGACGAAGCTACTACTTCTGAAGAAAAAACAAATAACGCTGACACAATGATCAACGTTGGAGAGATATCTGCTTATAAATCTGTTGAAGATCTTATCAAAGGTAAGGCAGAAGCTGATAAATATATTGGCAAACTCTTGGCAGAAGCTAAAGAGAAAGATGCACTTATTGAAGAACTGCAAAAGAATACTACAATCGCAGAAGAACTTAAACAGATCAGGGAGACGAATATGATGGACATGGAGAATACTAACCCTTCAGTTACCGAAGACGCTATTAAAGAGATAGCTCTCAAAGCAATGCAAGAATCTAATAAAGCTAAACAAGATGCTGACAACCTTAGCTCATGCAAGAAAGCTGTTGAAGCCTTGGGAGGTGATGTAGAACTTACATTGAAGAATAAAGCAGCAGAACTTGGTTGCACTGTGGAATACTTAGAAAGCATTGCAAAGACTAGTCCTAAAGCTTTTAAAAGTATGTTTGGAATTGCTGACAAAGTTTCTTTTGAAACTGTCAACTTCTTGCAAAGTTCCAGACAAATTAGTAACACCAATGCTGAACCGATTAACACAGCTAACTTGAAAGACCCTAAAGCTTTGACAGAGTTTTTCACCAAGGCTATGAAAGATCCGACAGTATTGAACAATCTTAAAAAATGGTAATATAAGGAAAAATTAAAATGGCTGATTTAAATGGTATCAACAGTCAGAACAGCACTGCAGTAATTCGTGCCACTATCTATTCCGGAATGCTTCGTGAACAGTTAGAGCCTGAATTGATTGCTATGAACTATGTAGACGTTATCTCTTCTTTCCCGGATGGTGACAAGTGGGAAGACGTTGAAATGGGTGCAGCTACTGTTTCTGATTATCACGAGGGTGAAGAGATTGACTTCAAAGGTCTGGAATTTGCTACTCGTACTTTTGAAATTAACGAATATGTAAACAGTGGTCACTATGTAACTGCTAAGTTTGCTCAAGACTCTTACTTGGCTTCTCAGATCATGGCCAAAGTACCTGCATTAGAAGCTCGTGCTATTGCTGCCGATTTGGAACAAAAAGTATTTGACTTGGTAATGAAGAACAAAGGTCATAAAGTAAATGACTCTAACACCTTGAATGGTATGCAACACCGCTTTGTAGCTGGTTCAGCTGAAGAAGGATGGGGTGTATTAACTCCTGAAGACTTTGCTTACGCTACTGTAGCTTTGAATAAAGTTAATTACCAAGGTGCTCGTATTGCTATTATCCCGTCTTATCAGGAATATGCAATCGTTACTAACCCACGTATCAAAGCTTCTTTACAATACAATCCGAAGTTTGAAGGAATCGTACGTGATGGTGCAATGACTGGTATGAAGTTTGCTTTCAACATTTATGGTTGGGATGTTTACACTTCTGAGTTCTTGCCGAAGTCTTCTGGTGAAACCAGCTTGAAAGACCGTGATGGTAAAGTTTCGTTCTCTACCTTGACTAACTGCGGTGTAGCAATCTTGTTCACAAACATTACAGATCGTAGACCGTTCCGTATGGCTTGGAGACAGATGCCGAAGTTTGAAGGTCAGTGGAATATGGCTAAACAACGTGAAGAGTATGTAACAGTTGCTCGTTATGGTTTGGACATTGGTGACGCTGAGAACTTGGTTGTTGCTTTATGTAAAGACACTGATTCAACTATCGCAGAATAAGGAGATTTATCATGGGTGATTATGTAGGAACATTTGGTATCACGCGTGTTGTAGGACGTGGTGAAGGCCGTGATGAATTGTATCAAGTATCTGCTAAACCGTCTTGTGG